GTCAGCCATGACGATGCCGAATTCACACGGCGGCAGCGGCTCCAGGTAGTCGGTTTGCTCCGGTGGCACCGGGCTTGCAGCTACGGCTTCGGCTGCGGCGTGCCAGTCGCCCGACCACTCCAGGACGGCCAGGCCGGGCCCGCGGCAAATGAGAAGGTTCTGGAAGGCCTGGACGATGTCGCAGGCGCCGAGGGTCACCCCAATCGGCAACTCAATGCTCCGCGGTGTCCATCCGTCGGCATGGAACCAGAGTTTGTTGGTGTCCGCCGTGACGATCCACTCAATCCCGTTCGGGTCGCTGAATAGCCCGACACCCTGGATTGCGGCCCGGGTGGATGGTGCATTGAAATGGATCGGTGTCAGGCAGCCGCGGCGCGTCTCTGGTTGTTGGCGGCTGATCCTCACATTGATGGCGTCGGCCAGAAGGCCCGGGGCGTCGCCTGGTCCGCCCTGGCCGAGCAGGCTGCGGTCCCGCCGGTTGTCCACACCCGTGAATCCTCCATCCAGGTCTCGCCTGGCGGGAGTGTCCAGTGGGCGTGGTTGCGGGTATCTGGCCATCGTCGCGCGGGAATTCCGTTCACTGCCTGCCGGCTGTCAATGATGCGCCCCTCTGCGGGTCACTGGCTGCCGTCCTCCTGGAACCGGACGCGCCAGAATTCGCGGTCCGCCACGGTGTCGACCACAGCCACTTGCTTCCAGGTTTCGAGGTCGTTCGAGACTTCCATGGCCACCTGCCGGGCGCCTTCGATGTGCGGGCCAGGCGGCGGGGTGGGGAGACCTGGAGGGGTAGATGTGCTGTCGCTGCGGACTGATTCACCCCAGAAATTGACAGCCGTGACCGCGAATTCGTACTGACCGGGATCACGGTCACCGATCGTCCAGCGGGTGTCCGCCGTGGAGCCGAGCAGTGCCCAGCCGGCACCGGTCAGCTCGTAGACTCGATACTCGGTGACCTGGTCAGCTGTCGGGTTTGGATCCCACGCGAGCGTGATTTCCCGCGCCGATGCGATGGACGCTCCGGCCGCGACGAGTAAAGCGAGAATCAGTTTCATCCTATGAGTACGGTTGTGGCTGTTGTGATGTTGGCGTTCAGAGTGCCGGTAGGCGCTGGCGGCGCCTCGTAAGTTGTGAATACGCCAGGCGAGTCGTCAGAACCGCGGGCATTCCCTTCAAGGTCATAGGGCAGCACCTGCACCAGAGCCATGCCGCGCAATCGAGATCCTTCGGTGAGGTGATAGTCACCACCTCCGGCGGTGGCGGATGCGCCTACGCAGGCTTTGTGGTCCACGTATCCGTACTGAGACACCGTTTCGTCGGCGTCACCCTGGAATGAGGAGAGCCCGAGAAACTCCGCAGGAAAGGCGCCTGCGGCCGTCATACCGATCGGATGCCCTCGATACTCTCCCGAGCAGGAAACCCCCCATTGCACCGACCAGTTGCCGATTCGGTTGCCGTTCGGTCCGACAGCGGAGCCAGGGTGCTGATCGTTGAAGATGTCGGTTTTGCTTGCGGTGACATCCTGGATGTTGTTGCGATATGAGCAGTTGGTTTTGAGCACCGATGCTGTGCCTTTGTCGTTGTAGAGAATCGATGATCGTTGGCCCACGATCGTATTGTTCCAAATGATGACGTTTTGAATCGGCTGCGTAGTGCCGTCCGCCGCCACCCAGAACAGAGGCGAGGAACCACCGCCGGAGTTTTCGAGCAAGTTTTGGACGAATGCGGTGCCGACGTAGCCGGCCGGAATCGTGTCTGAATCGTTCCAGAGATTCATGGTCTCCGTGCCTGACTCGCTGAGAGAATGCCAGGAGTTGAACGCCATGATTGGCGTCTGCGGGAGCGGGCCTGTGCCGGCACTCGCGCGCGCATTGATGGTCATAGTCTGAGCCGTGCCTGGAGCGCGCAGAGTGCCTATCACGCACCAGTGATGCAGGTCGATGTCGGCGTTGGTCAGTGTCACTCCGCGAATCAATCCCCAGATGGCCGGAATGGCACTATAACTGGTCATTCCTTGAGACAGATTTATTACCACTCCAGAGGTCGCATAGTTGACCGTGTTGTTGTGAAGTGGCTGCCTCAGTGATGTCGTGTGGTCAAACTTGCAATCATGCGCCCAGCAGAGCGTGTGCCCGGTCAGGGTGTTTTGGCTGGTGTTCGCGAGCGTGATCCCTTGTACTTTGATGTATTGCTGCACCGCAGGGGTGCCGGACTGCCCGACCAGAGTGACATTGTCCCGAGCCGCGCTCGGAGCCCGCTTTACCGTGAGGTAAGTTTTCTGTGCGGTGAGAGATCCCGTGAGAGATCCCGATCCGTACCATGTATGAGCCCCTTCCTTGAGGTACACGATGGAATGGTCGGATGACCGGCGGCCGTACTGTGCCTCATTTCGAGCGATGATTGCGTTGATTGCCTGGAGGATTGTTTGGAACGCAGGTGTCGAGCCTTCATCGCCTGCGCCCCTTGCCACAGATGAACCGCCAGCAGTACCAGAGACAGGATCAACATACGCTTCGCTGCCTCCGTACGCGCCTGTGCGGTCGATGAGGAATTTCTGAGGGGCATAGTTAGGGCTTGGGTTGGTGTTGACTCCATCGGCAGTATCGAGCGGCGTGTCCCCAATCCGCGGGTAAGCCTTGAAATTGAGGGTACCAACATCGCCGTTGTCGAAGGTGCTGATATCTACGGCGCCCACGTACTCAATCACCGGCTTGGCGTCGGACCATCCTGCTGCGATGGTCGCGGCGGAAAGCGTTTGAGATGACGAATGAGAGTGCTCGTCGGCCGCATCGAATTTAACGCAGGCCACCGGGTTGCCATTCTCGGCATGGATATGGAAGGCAACACACCGCGCCTCGATGGTGTTGCTTTCGGCAACGCGGCGATCCGGGATAGACCAATTACCCACCGGCCGCACGTATTGCAGCGTTGAGTTATTCGTCACCGCCATTCCCGTGACGGCATTGGATGCCCCGCCCTGCGAGTACCAGCCCGCTGCGATCGAGACCGTGGGAGCCGTTCCCGATTTACCCGCTCCGGTGTTGTCCTTCTCATACACGAAGTCGCTGAGCGCAATAACCAGGACGACATTGGAGCCGGCCACCGTCTCCTGGTTTTCGGCTTCCAGATTGTACGGCTTTCGAAGGATGTCGGTGCCGTAAATCGTCCGCGTGTGCGTTGTCGCATTGCCGGAGGAATCAAACCCCTTGGACACGACGGTGAGCACGAACTTCGGAGTGCCGTCCCGTGGGTCATTGTCAGCGCCGAATCCCCAGGAGTACGTACCTCCGACTCCCATGGATTCCATGGTGACCTCGGCGGTCCACCCGTCCGGACGGATGACGCAGGAAATTGGATCGCGAGCGGCCATAAATCAGCGGGATGCAGAGAATGTGGTGAGTAGGCCACAGTAATCGACTACCATGACAGCCTCGGTGGCTCCGCTGCCCTTGAGGCATTGGGCAAACAAACCAGTCTGACGGTTCACGGTCCGCGGAATATTCGCTGTGGTGGTCAACGGGGAGTTGGTCACGGCACTACCATTGATTGAGAACCCAATGGAATCTGCCGCCGCATTCACGGTGATGTTGAGCTTGTACCATGTATCCTCAGCGACGGTCACGCCGCTGTCTGCGGTCGATACGTTCGAGGAATTGCTAGCCGTCTTGATCTGCCACTCTGTGTCCGCACTGGTAAACTCGAACCATGCTCCGTCAAAAGGAGCCGTCGCACTCGTTGAATCTCCGAATCCGACTCGAATCGTATAGTCATCACTCCCAGCGGACTGCGCGGGAGAGCTTGCTTTGATTAAAACGCGCCACTCCAACTCATAGGCCGCAGTCGTTCCCGTGACGTTGAATTGATAGGCCGTCCCGGCCGTGTTGATCGTCGCATAAGACGTGCTGGCCTGTGTTCCTGATTCCAGCCCAAGGAGACCGTTGGTATAACCAAGCGTCAGGTTGGCATCATCCGCTGACGCCTGCGCGCCAGTGCCGGACGCTTGGCCAACGAATCCGAAAGCCCCAATTTTCTGCGTGCTTGAAAGCGTGCCCGAGAAATGAAAATCGTCCCAGATCAGAGGGGTGAGTCGATAGGTGGAGAGGCCGATGCTGCCGCCGCCCCCCATCGTCTCAATCTTGTCCCGCACGTCGTTTTTGGTCGGGACCGTGTTGTCCCCATCCCAGCCGGTCGCGTCGTAGGCCTCAGTCCCCGTCGTCACATTCGTGAAGCTCGGGCTCGCAGTGGTCTTCACCGATTGGTTGAACCAATCGTCGAGCGTCGGGTTGCCGTTCAGAGTGAGCGTTCTGGTTGCGTCTCCGGTGACGAAATTCAGGTCTCGGTTGGCAGTGAGGTCGCTGCCCGATTTCAGGTTGAGGTAGTGGGTCGCATTCGTATCGATCACTCCGAATGTGGTTGCTTGCAGTAGGGTCGTGATCAGCTGGCCGACAGTGATATTTCCCGCCGTGCTGATGTTCCCTGAATCATCGATTGTGACCAAGCTCGCTTGGCTTCCTTTACCGGTGCCGTCCGAGCGCAACACGCGATTGTCGGTGCCAAAGTTCGCCGCAGCCGTCACGTCCCCGCCGCCGGCAGGTGTGGCAAACTGAAGGTCGCCCGTCGATGAAATCCCGGTGACGTACTCGCCGGCCGCGCCTGTGTTCCTCTTCACGCCTCCAAGCGTGGTTGTGGTGGGCAGCGGCAGTGCCAGGAGGTGCGTGATGGTCCCAAATGTCGTGTACGAGCCGCCAGCGCCACTCCCGCGCCCTCCCGTCACATTGATCACGCCTCCGCTGGACTGGTACAAATCATACGGCGTCGTCGATCCGGTCTGGGTAGAAATCCAACAGTCCGAGATATTCGCCGTACCGCCGTTCGCTGTGATGCCTGTACCGCTCCATCCAGGCCCTGCCAGCTTTACTTCGACGCGTGTGTTGCGGACATTGAGAGTGCATCCCGCCCGCGTGACCAGGCCGCTCAGCGCCGCGCTGCCATCCGGGTTTCCGGTGCCGTCTGCGATCACCCAGCACGAATCGATTTCGATCAGGTTGTTCGTTCCTGGGGTGTGGTTGAAGACATCGAACTTGCTCTCCAGGATGCAGCCAACAAGGCGGATCGACGTGTTGTTGAACTGGCCGTATCCGTTGAAAATGTCCTGTTCACCGACCAAGTGACAGTCTCGGATGGTGACATTTGAAAAGGCGGCCGATTCGTTGCCAATGATTGAGTGACCCGAGCTACTCGACGGGGTAAGGACGCTGACCTTGATGCCTTGGATCGTGTTCCCGGTCGAAACTTTGATATTGTTCGTCCGCTTGTCCGCGGTGATCGAAGTTGTTCCGTAGCCCTGGCCCACGAGTGCCACGCCGGTCGGCAAAACAAGCTGAGTCGTGCTGATTGAGTGATTGCCGGCCCCTACATAGATGATGTCGCCAGCGGTTGCCGCTGCCACTGCCGCAATGAGCGCTGTTCCCCTAGCTGCGTCTGAGTCAGCCGATGGGGTGAAGACTGTACGCACGCCTGCCTCCGTTTCGAGTACAGCGCCAGTGCCGGCTCCAGAGGCGATAGTGATCCACTCAGCCCCTGTCGCGCCGCTATTCACCGCCAGCACCTTGCCCGCTGTGCGTCCGGTGCTCGGGGTCATGTCCCAAAGGGAGAGCGGCGCAATGACGCCGCCGGCATTGAATCCCAACGCCTCCCATGGATTGGCGCTGCCGGTGATAGTGATCGGCGCGAAAGTGGCAGTTGTGTCGCGCTGCGGAATGACGACATCAGTCACGGCGGCGCCCGCGAGTCCGGTGATTGCGAGGAAAAGAAGTAGATGTGATTTCATGGAGTGACTGGCATTGAATAGGTTCCGGCGCCGAGGCTGAATGACCCGATCCCGCTGGCGGCCGTGAGAATGAAGGCCCCGGCGGAGCTGCTGCCGGGCGACCCCGTGACCACCCATGAGACCGCGCTGGCGCCGAGGGCGAGTGTGGCAATGCCATTGGTGACGGAAACGGTTCCGGTGGTTGGTGCGATGGTTCCAGTGCTCGATGTCACCACCCACTTGTGCTCGGTTCCGTCAACCGTGGCTGACGCAATACCATTGGTCACGGAGACCGTTGTCGCCCCTGCCTCCACGCTCCCCCCGGGTGCGCCGTCTTCACGGAATGTGATGAAACCAGCGCCAGCGGTGACGACCTCTTCACTGTCCAGCTCGGCGATGACAGTCCACCACATTCGCTCATCCGGGTCAAATAGCGTGACAGCCATCTGTTCGCCGCTGAGTTGGAATGTAATGTGCTGAGCCGTGCCGGCTTCCCAATCTACCAACGGGATCGAGCCATTCGTATCCATGCTCGCCAGCGCGAGCGTTTCGGTGATTAGTTCGCAGTTCTCACGCCGGTCACGGCTGATACTCAGCGTGAAGCTGACCACGTTGGAAAACGCGGATTCTGAAACGCTTTCGGTTTTGAAAATGCCGCATTGGAACCGTAGCGCCCGCCCCTGCCACACGGCGGGCAGGTCGGCGGTGAGCTCGGCACCAAGACACTTGGCTCTGACGGCTGGGATGTTCACAGAGTTCCAAAGATGGATTTCAGCTTGTCCTCCAACTCCTCCTCCGATGGCTCGGCACTCGCGCCGCGGATGAAATCGGCCGGTTTAAACGGCCGCGATTTCTTCGGGTCACGGTGACAGTTGGCGATCAGACTCATGATGTCGGCGACCCTCCAATCGTTTCGGCGGTCAAGGTCGAGGAAGTCATCGATTCCATCGCGGCAGATGCCATCGACCTCCGCCGGGGTGAGTCGCCAGAACTCCGAGGGCGCAAGCCCGCCCAGCCGGCGCGCACGCGCCAGCCGTCGAATCCAGGCATGCTCGGGTGACAGGTCATTGCGGTGCGAAGCTTTTGTCCGTGGAGTCCGCCTCGGGTCTCGCCTCCGGGGTGGCGGTGACACCAAAGGCGTTCCGCACGGCGGCGGTGACAGCGGTCATGAGTTCTCCAGCGGTGAACTCGTCCGACTCATCCTGTGCGGCTTCCAATGTCAGGTCGGGAGACTCATGGAGTCGGCCCGCCCAGTAGATCTTAACGAAAGGCGCGAGGCCCTCCGCCTGAAGGTCAACGGCGGCAAGCCCGTTGCTGTACAGGTCAATCCCGTGCGCTTCCTTGAGGCGGCGCACAGCGCGGTTGTGGAGTCTCAGGTTCTTCATGCGGTGGTGGAGTGGTCCTTGAGCCTGCTTAGCTGGCTGGGTAATACGTCACCGGGCCAGTGACGGTCAGTTCGAGCGACATGCGGATCGATCCACCGACCGGCAGCGCAGGCCCCAGCTTGGTCACGATACCGGTGAAGCGCCAGCAACTCAGGTTGGTGACGGCCGAGGCGTAGCCATTGACCGATCCCGATGGCGACACGATGGCGAATTCGTACAGGTTCGCGACATCCGTGAACGCCGATCCCCACAAGGCGCCAGAGCCCGCCTCATTGGTATGAGCCCACTCAACCTCGAAGGATACCGTGCCGCCGTCCTTGAGCCCGGGCAGGCGTTCGATATAGCTATTGGCGGAATCGTGACAGGTGACATCGATAACATCTTTACTTTGCGAAGGCCCATCAATGTCCTTGATGTTGACGGCGAGGCTCCAGGTCGGATTGCCAACCGGCCGCGCTAGAATTTTGTGCCCGAAGGCGCGTTCTTTTGCCATAGTGCTTGTACTTCAGTTAGTTGTGAATGGGTAATTATGCAGGTTGGTGCAGGAATCGGTAATGGACAGTGAGGCGATGCGTCTGCGTGGTGCCTTGGGTCAGCGACTCAGCCACAGATGTGAATTCGTTCCCGTCGTGGAAAATCGCTTCGAAGTTTGTCGCGCCCTCGATCAGGCGCTTCCCGTCGATCAAGTCTGCCAGCGTGTCGGCCACGGCTCGGGCGGAGGTTGGCGTGGTCGCGTCAATATCGAATTGGATGATGGCCTCTGAGAGTCCATGGCCGTCGTGGGTGTGCTCGGTGGGCGCCGCGATGACGTGATAGATCAGCGTGGGCAGCGCTGCCCCCTGCGGCGCCTGGCTCGCGTAGATGCGCGACCCCACCAATGCCGTGATCGGAGCCGATCCGGTCAGCAGCGAGTGCAGCGAGGTGAGCATGGTGGCGGGCGCGGGCATCAGTTTTTCCTGGTCAGTTTTGCGGTTCGCTTTTCGATCGCGGCCTTCAGCTCACGCTTGTAGATCGTCACCGTTTCGTTCTTGGTTGATTCGTATGCCGGCCGGAGGAACGGGCGGGGTGCTGCGGGATTCTTGCCGCCGTGGCCAAGCTCCACCAAATGGATGTATCGCGACGGCTTGCGGGCCTTGCCTTTGTAGGTGCCGCTCACCGACTTGTCGGCGCCGATCATCACCGTCACGGAATCCGTTTTCGTATTCGTGATGACTTTCTTTTTCAGCGATTTCCGCAAGAGACCGCTCTCGCGAGGGGCAAGCGCTTTCGCCTTTCGCAGCATCGGAGTGGTGGCCTTGTTCAGCGCCGTCCGCATTCCTCCGCGTTTGATCCGACGCTCCAGCGCCTTCGCGGCCGCGATGGCTTTCTCGATCCCTTCGAGTCTGGCAACAAAAGTAGACATCAGTTGGCCCTCCCGGTTGCGGTGAACTCGATGCGCTCAGGCCGGCCTGCGGGGATCGGGCGGGGCGGGGACAGGTCAAAATCCATCCCATTCCACCGGAGCCGGTCGGAAGCGGTGAGGGTTCGGGTCCGTGTGTCCGCCCGCGTGACAACGATGTAGGACGCCCGGCCCGTGCGCTGGCTGCTCTCCACGCCTTCCTCGGTTTTCTCGGATCGCACTTCCCCCCAGACGGTGCAGACTGCCGCCCATGACTCGATGACGCTCCCAATCGCGTCGGTCGTGACGGTGAGGCGCTGAAAGGTCAGCCTCTGGTCATGGCGGCCGGAGCGGATCATAGGTTGGTCCCTCCCCATGGAACGCGGAAGGGTGCGATCAGCCGATCCACGCCAAGCGGCAGCGTGGTGGCGATGGTCCCGGTAATCATGGCCTCCCGATTCTCGAACAGATGCGCGGCCAGGAGCTTCACCGCGGCGCACAGACTGTCCGGTACGTTGCCGTGCTGGGGCCCGTAGCCGGCGGTGTAGGTGACCCGCCAGACGGCATCCAAATCATGATCCGGGGTCGCCACAGCGGCCGGGCACGAGGTGAGCCAGATCGAGGCGGGCTCGCTGGAGTCCATCAACCGGTAATCGGTGTGGTTAGTCCAAGCCCCGGCGGCGTCCCGGAACTGGACCGAGGAAAGCTCGATCAGCCGCGGCCGAGGAAGGAACACCGGGTCATTGTCCGTCCACACGCCAGGAATGCTGGCGCGCCACGTCTGGGTGATGAGCGCGCGGCGTGTCTCCGCCTCAATCAGGCTGACGGCCGCACTGATCGCGGCAGTCACGAGCGCATCCTCCTCATACCCGCTCAGACGCAAGTGCGAGCGCATCTGCCCGACCGTGACCGGCTGGGCAGTTGGCTCGACTGTGCGAATGCAGGCGGAGGCGCGCATGGATTACTTTTCCTTTTTGCCTTTGCCGGCGGGCTCGGCTGGAGCTGGCTCTTCGGCCGGCGGCGCGGGCTCGGCTGGGGTTGGTTCGTCGGTGACGTGCTCGGCACGGCCGGCGGAAAACAGGTTGCCGGCGGTCTGCTGATCCACATCGACGACGGTTCCCTTTGGCGTGTGCTCCCCGGCAATCAGGATGTCTTGAGTGATTCGGACTTTCATTTCTGTTGGTTGGGTGGAAAGCCGAGCGGCGGGAGGTGCCGCCCAGCCCCGGGTTGGATTAGGCAGTCAGCGCATCGAGCATCGCGGCGAACGACTCGGGCCGGATGGCGGCGGAATCGCCGAAGGCCCAAGCGTTGATGCGGATGATCGCTTCCGTGTCGCGGCTGAACGGATTGACCAGGAGGTCCAGGCCGCCCCATTGGGCAATGATGAGGTCAGACCAGTTGCCAAAGAAAATGGCGCTGGCCACCCCGGAGGAGCTTCCCTTGGTCAGCGTGCGGCTGACACAGTTGGAGACGCCGGCCCGGTAGCCGTTGAGCGGCGCCTCTGGCGTGCGGCGGTCCCAAACCTTCTCGGCATTGGTGGAAGCTTCGATGCTGGTTTTCTTGAGCTTCCCGCGCACCGCGCTGTTGGTCAGGTAGGCGAGGCTTCCGATGTCGGCATCGGCATTGGCAATCGCGGTCTCCAGATCAACGATGTG